AAGTGAAATAGGAAGAAGAAATAATTAGCAGTTATTAATACAAATTAATCAGTTAGAAAATAATATTTTCATTGTGTTCAATGGAGGTGATAACAGGGCAAACTTTTTGCTCACCCCCTGCACCCGCTTTATCCGCCAGATTCTCCCCTACACCGACATGTTCATCATATGAGGCTTAACCTTTTGAATACATAGAAGAACATGTTAGAGCAGGTACAACACAGACGACTAACGCGAGCAGACATTCTAAGCAGGATAGAGAATGTAAGTTCGCGTTAATTTTTTGCCCCATCCATGCCCCATTCACTTTTCACTCACTCTTCAGCATGAAGTTATCCAGGCTGTCATCGAACCGCTCGATTTCTTTCTGTTGCCCCGCGATTGCCTGCAACACCTCCATGCCATACCTGAGAGATACCGGATCCTCGATCACAAACCCGAACCAGCCGTCGTAAACCTGTCCTAACCAGTAACCGCCACCGTGCTCTTTCAGGCGCTGGAAGAAAACGTATGTGCCTGGTTCTATCCAGTCTCTCGTCTCGTCAAGATACACGACATCAAAATTCGAATCCTTCCCGCCCATAGTAACCACCACAAAATACTGTTTATACATACAGTGTAAGCATAAAGTTTTTTGATTGCGAAGTAAGGAAACGGGTGGATGTTTTATGCCGCTGATCGACAAGGAAAGAAATTTATGAGGCCGGTTCGCCATTGATCCCGAGTTTTGTTTCGACTGTGTCCAAACGCTTCAGCAATGCTGAGATAAGTTCTGCCTGGTCTTCATTGCGTTTCTTTAATGCTTTAATAGCGGCACCAGAATATGCGGCTGATACCCCAAGTGTGTTGAGCGATAGCGTGTCCTCTTTCGCGAAGATCTCACCTTCCTCGTCGATATAAAGCTGCGGGTTTTGAGTCAATGTGACTGCATCAGGACAATCTTTCTGGACATCCTGCGCAATGAAACCAAAACCTTTAGCGCCCTTTGTTACCGAAATTACTTTTCCGGCTTCGTCATATTCACTCGGCACTGAGCAATAATCCCATGAACAAGTTCTCCATGAGGTCAACGCGGTTAAAGCTTCCTCGGGGTCTATCTCCTCGACATGCATTTTTACATCAATATCAGACACTGCGGTCCATCCTGCGGACGAAGTGCCTTGCCCATTGTCTAACATTGTGAAGTCAGTGATTACGGCGGTGTTGTTACTATTCACGACACGGAAGCGGAAACCACCACTCCCCTGACCACGGTTACATACAAAGTCAGCTCCACCAACAATGCCCGTACCGTTCCACCCCATATATGCCCCCTGTATAGCGGGGTTGTTTAGTCCTTGAGTATAAAACCCCGCAGGACCTGCTGAAACTTGTGCTCCGACTGTGAAATTTCCTGATATGGACCCATTCCCGGAAAATGCTGGTGATGCTTTGGGCGCGAAGGGAGCCGCAGCGACAGTAGCTGCGCCGGTACCGCCATTTGCCACAGGAATGATGCTCTTGCCTGTGAAAATGGGCCACCAGTCGGACCAGTTCGGTGCAGCCGAATTGAAATTACCCGTGAGTCCACGAACAAAGGCCTCACCCTGAAAAGTGATATACATCTGCTGGCAACCATACGCTGATTTGGTCACAAATAATGTGCCAGCTTTCCCTATTGGATAGCCGTTCGCAATTATCGCGTTAGCATTGGCCGTCTGATAATAAATATTAAAATCTGCGGTATTCCCGAGATTATTGGGGAAAATTGTCGACCCTAAATTCCCACCATCTGCATACGCTTTCGCTATATCTGATGTCAGCTTAGAGAAGCTGGAAATGTTCACAACGGTATTATCCGGCGCGACAATGGCGATTGTGCCAGTACCGGTCATGATCTGCTGCCAGCCATCCATCTGGGACTGGTAGTAACCCAGCTGAGCCGCCAGGCGCTTGGAAAAGTCAGGCACGGAGTCCGTATAAAAGCTCATCACTGCATAAGCAGCGCCAGCGGCCACGGTTCCGGCAGATGTAGTTAGCGTCAGGTGGGTGGCATCCTCGACGCTGGCAATCTCATAGATTTTAACGGTACCTGATGCCGGAAGCAGAAAGGCTTGCCCCGGTCCGATGCCGAACTTGGCATCCAAAAAGTTTGTACCGGTGCCGGTAACCTTTGTTGCCGCTACTGCAACCGTGCCTGTTTTATACCAAGTCATTTTTACGTTACTCCAGATAATAAAAAACCCGCCGAAGCGGGTTGGATAATTTATTTTTCACACGTTGTCGATGTGAAGTTTGATCTGCTGACCCAGCGCCAGCCAAAAGGGTCTCCGGCTTTATATTGGGTCTGACTGGCTACCTTACGGACGCCATAAATTTGCACGGACGTTTCCTGTCCACCGATGAGCGCGGTACCGCTACAAACGGGTTGCTGCTTCTCAAGCACGCCTGAACATCCCGTAAGCACTCCTGCCAATGCAATCATCAATAAAATCTTTGTCATTTTTATGTCCCTTCGATACTGGATATCGGGACGATAACAACGATGTTTGGAGAGGGATAATTGGTTAAACAGATCAATTATGTGAAATTGATCGCTCAAAACGATCGTTGAATTCAATTTATTGATTAATAAGAAGATACGTCTATCACGTATATCAGATCGTTAGAATTCGCATACCCCACATTTTCAAGTTGATCACCGCCCGGGCTGGTTGTTTGAGAAGACGAAACGCGGGTGGTTGCTCCGTTGAAATAAGCATACGTCTGGATCGGCGACTGAAAGGGTCTGGTTGCTCCTCCAGAATGAATGACGCCGACCATGAGCCCCGTCATCTGCGGCATTACCGCGTAGTTACCGGTGAGCATAGTATCAATGTTATATCCAAGATCCGCAGGGTTACCCGGCGTCCCAACTGCAACGGGGGGATTCATCACTTTGGTTTCATTGGTCAGTATGCACTGGCCCTGCGCGTTATTGATCGCTATTCCCCACGCTGGCTTCGGCTGAGGGATGACGATGCCAAATATATAGACGGTAACATTCCCAACACCTCCACCGGCCAATGTTCCTACCGTAAGCGTGTATGCCCCACCGTTATTATCCAGCCGTTCATAAACGCCGGTTACGTCAGATTTGAAGGCGACAACAAAGGGGCTCGATACTGATACGGCTAAGTTAATCACGCCGCCGCTTCCGCCAAAGTTGTACACATTCTTTGAAACCAGACTCATCGGCGTCGTATCTGGCGTAGAGAACGGTATCCCGAACTCATCGACCAACATTGCCCCATAATTAGCCATGTTATTGCTTCACTAAGTAGACGACCAGCCAGCCTTCTGCCGCCGTGAACGTCCCGGTTGAATAATCGGATCCGGCGTTTGAGAGGGACACGCCGGTCGTCGTCGTGGTGATTTTTCGCCGGGCCGATGAAAGCGCAGCCCCCATGACCGGAGACTGCATCACGGCCACCTTATAACCAGAGGGCATAGCATACGACCATGCCCCTGACACCTGGTCTTTTGAAAGATAAATAGAGCCCAGTATCAGGATCCTGACCAGCCCCGTGTTATTGGGGGTTCCCGAAGCACTCCACGTTTGAATACCAAAGTTCGCCAATCAGAATACCCCCGTCAGCTCCCCGATCTGCACGCGCAGCACACCATTGCCATCAGCAACGCTGATCGTTGTGTTGGTAGTTTTCATCTTGCCGCCGCTCCCCGTGCCGTAGTTAACAAAGGTGCCGCCTTTATCCAGCCTCCAGCCGGAGACGTTAACCGTGAAGTTTTCCCCAGCAGTAACGGCAGCAATACCGACGGTACTCAACCAGCTCGTTCACGTCGAGCGTTGCCATGTTCCACATCCGAGCAACGATTTGGTCAGCGGTTATAAGCTGACGCTCTGCGATTGCGCGCAACTGTCGATTAATGGCCTGCGCAATATGATCTTTCCTGATCAGCTGCGGGCCGGTCGAGGAGTCGGAATAGCCAGCGCGCAAAGCAGCCTGAGAGGCGTTCTTATCTTTAAGATATTCAATGACAAAGGTGGCTTGCATCGGTGTGAAGCCGTCATCATCAATCAGTTCGTCGATGCTCGACACAACGGCGTCACTGCGCACATTGCGCATTTTATTCTGCGCAGGTTGCGCAGTTTTTTGCGCATCTGTAGCGGATGGTTTTTTGACGTAGCGGCGCGCCGTGGCGTAGTTGATGCCCTGCGCCTCACACCAGTCTTTGGGGGATATGTTTGTTATGGCATGATCGGCTAGGAACTTTTTCTGAATGGCCCCCCAATCCGGTTTTGCCATGATTTTCCCTCTGGTCAAAATATTGAATGACCGATAATGTTGATACTTTAGGAGAAAGATATGAACACAGAAAACGATGTGCCTTGCTTTTGTTCAAGCCACAGCAATAAAACGATGATCTGCCCAAAAGAAGTCACATCCCCACAAAATAAATTTAGAAAGCTTATAGAAGTAATCGTTAACAATGGTCCCAAAGGATTCACCTTGGCATGGATAGATTGGGACGATGAAGCCGATGGTAATGTAGAGAAAGTCTTGGCGATGCGATGGAATGGTTATATTGAAGATGACGGTTCTTTGAACAAAGGGTACCCGGTTAATCGGGGTTTTCCTTCATGGTTCATCATTCCGGTCGAGTTGGAGCGACAACTCGTTCCTAATGGCATTTTTCCTTTTAACATTCAACCGAGGATGCCTCAGCCTGAGTAAGTCTAGAGGAGGTATTGCAACTCCTACTAAGGCAGGTATTGTAAAAAATCCCGGGGCTAGTCTTTCGCGTTTCCCACCAGAATAGCCGCTTGCGTGGCGTTCAAATCGATGACGTACTCGCGAAAGAACATCTCTTGTTTGTCGGTGAGCGCCATTCTTCCTAATTTATTGGAGTAAATATGCCTAAGAATGTTGATGTGACTAAAATTTTCGGCAAGATTAAAATTGTTGAATCCTTCCCTGATTTTAAAGTTAAGGTCGTAGACTCTTTCCCTGACTTAAAAGTGAAAATTGTCGATTCGTTCCCTAACAGTGAAGGAAAATGGAAGTTAGTTGATGCATTCCCTGATTTCAAAATTAAAATTGTCGATTCGTTCCCAGACTTTAAAATTAAGTATGTTGACTCATTTCCAGGAGCTACGAAACGCTAATTTTTATGGCTCTTAATCTTCAAAGAGGATTTGAGTAGAGGTCTTTCCGCTGAGTTTTCCATTAGAATACAAAGGTTGAATATGAGTGATAGAGATTTCTTCGGTTTATCTGGAGCTGCATCAGAAAATATGCTGGCAAACCTAGAGAGCTTGAATAGACTCCCAAAAGTCCCTCCCATTCCAAAAAATCAAAATCTCGCTGATGAATTCCACAGACGTCTGTTCTGTTGGATTAATGATTTCCATCGCGATTTAGATGAACAACATGAAGTGGGAGGTCAACTCGCTAGCTTCGGGAAGAACATCGAATTCCATTTCACAAACATCGGTTACTGGAATCCATCCCTGATCTCGTTTGTTGGCGTTCTTGAGGATGGAAGTCCAGTAGAACTTGTGCAACATGTTAGCCAAATAAATGTTCTTCTTATAAAGAAAAGACGTACACAACCAGATGAACCAAAGAGGCCGATTGGCTTTGCTTCATGGGATGAATACGACGCATTTAAGAAGTAATTACTACAGGGAAGCTTTGTACCAAGCTTGCCAGCGGTAGATGTTCAGGCGGAATTCTCTAAGGCATTCCGCCGTTTCTTTATCCACTTGCAGGTCTTCATCTCCTATCTCGTCTATCACAGAAGTCACCGAACTGACTGGCACGCCGCCTGAGTGCTCCACCTTCTGTTTGTTGGTATATGCGTCGCCGCATTCTTTCGCCGCCTGCTCCATCAGTTGAGCGGTCATCCCGTAGTTCTTTACCTTCTCAGTGAGCGACCCCATGAATCCCTGAACAACTTGACGCCAGAAGAGTACCGGCTGATGGCCGAAAACCCGGAAGTCTCAAAAAGTGCGTGGAACTAAAACAGGTGTGCTTACAGTGGCATCGGTTTTTGCGTGTTATTAAAGGTGTCTACCATTGGGTTGCCCCTTATCTGCAGGCAATAAAAAACCGCCCGGAGGCGGCTGGAATTCAATTTAATAAATTATCTATCTTTTTCTGTACATAACCTTCTAAGAGCTTTTTAGATACGTCAACTAACGTGCCCATGCTTGCATCTTTAAATCCGGACTTCACTGTTGACCATACCTCTTTATTTCTCAAAGCTTCTATAAAGTCATGTCCTGCTGCGGTTAACCTTAATGGCACGACTGCCCAGTGAAAAAATCCATCGGCTGATTCCTGCAACCCAAACCCTCGGCTTCCATCACTCTGGCAGATTAATCGACGATCATCTAATAAGCGCATATGGAATACAAATTGAGCTGAGTCACAATCGTAACCTTTAATCTTCAACTTGCGTATATCTGTTTGAGGACCCTCTTCATCTTCGAAAGCTTCAAGAATCCCCTTTAAATATTCATGATCTATTTTCACTTTTATTCCCCTTTGATTTGAAGGGAATAATTTACCACCATTTCAAGATAAGTTGTGTTCTAACATTATCTAGCCCACTCGTAAATAGGCTATGGAGTTAGATGTTAAAAAACACATGTAGGCTGCATACTGCCTTTAATGCCCAGACCACCGAGGTCTAGTGAATTCTTCATCTGGAAATTTATTTTTAATTTCTTCGATTGCTGAGTCTAATTGCCCCCTCAACTGCGATGCATTGATGCTGACCCCATCTTCAATGATTTCACTATGGCTTCTGATTTCACCATTTACTTCCCATTGCCAGACCAACCGCTTCATTGGCCCTATAGAAAGGATCTGAAGCTTTCTGAATGGAATCATCGTTCCAGCAATATCTTCAATTTCGTACTCAGTCATGGAAACCTCCTGTGTGGTATTCGCAACATTATTACTCAGCGATTCATCACGTGCACTCGGAAAACTTTAATGACTTAATGCGTTAATTTATACCAAGCCTGCCAGCGGTACATGTTCAGACGGAGCTCTCTGGCGCTCTCTGCCATTGTTACGAGGACATTATCACAGGCACTCAGTGAATGCAGTTTTCAGCACAAAATAATGCTACTTAGCTTCCTCGTCTGCTTTAAATCTTAACAAAGAAATCCATTGGGATTGCTGAGTTAGATACATAAAACGTTCAACTTTAACTCAATGACATCGTAAACATTTGATTCGGGAGTCAGCTTGAATATTTGCCCTTTTGCTAATGGCAAATATTGTTTTTCCAGTGGTTTATTGTGTCTGTCTGAATGCTGCGCTACCGTACATCCATTTAAGTAGAACTTAACCTCTCCATCCTTAAGGAGGCGGAGCTCATTGCTCCCCCGCTTCCCACTAAGAATGTATGTTGATTCTGTACCTGTAGAACCATCTCTTATATCAGCATTGCCACCAGAGAAATCGCCCAAAAACACGACAGCGTTTTGATCTCCGATTTCTAAACCTAGTGACACATGATCACTATTTTTTTCTTCAGCCATTCCCGCACAGTTTTTTTTCATCTCGCCGCCCTTAAAAAGCAATATTGAAAATTATATGACTTTCAACGCCGCTAAAGAAGCCTTTAATCATTTCTGCCTAGTCTCTCCATTCAGGGGGGAGTTATTCAGCTTTAGTAAACTGGATGAAATACTCAGCGCCCTGTTCAAACTGGTTGAATACATCAGGGTTTGAAATATGCATCTGGATCAGTCCACCGGGTGTGAGCTTCGACCAGGCTTCATTTTCATGACGGCCGGGAGTGACGGCGCTCATATGGATAGTACGGTTTGAATCGTCATCTACCTTTTGAATGAAGTGGCAGCGGAATTTTGCTTTTACAGTCATGGTTTTTTCCTATCTGTTAATTTTGCAATGCTTCTGGGCTTCAGCGGCATAGCCCTGAAGGTATTGGATCACTTTGTCGTCTTTGATGGCGCTGGCTCGGAGATCGAGAACAGCCCGTCCACCAGCGCCAGAGAGTTCGACTTGTGCTGTATCGCCCAGGCTGCAGGTGCCGGAAACGCTGTTCCTGATGAGCTGGCTGGTGGCAAGGTTTGCTGCGGCGATTCGCACCCGGCGAGTACCAGCAGCAACATCAGCACGCAACTTCTCATTCTTGGCCTGTTCATCTGCCATTTCCTTCGTGTGCTTCGCATCCAGCGCCTGAAATGCTATCAGGGCCGCTTCGCTACGCTTTTGCTGGTTGGTCAGGGCAATCACTGCCTGATCGCTTTGTTTCTTCAGTGCGGCGGTGTGGGCTTCATTAAGTTTGGAAACGTCAGCATCCCAACGTATTCCTTCAACCCACCAGACGAGAGCAGCGCCAGCCATAAAGGCCAGCACAATCGATAAATTGTTATTCATCGAGCCCCCAGCAGGTCAATTCGCTTTCCTGTTCCCGGCGTAGCACCTGACCAAGGCAATTATTTGTCCGAACGTTGCAGTCTTTTCCCCCATCATGCACCCAACGCTTGATCTCGCTGCACGCACCGCGTTTATCGCCAGTGTTTAGCTTGCGGTAGAAAGTGGATGTGAAGCATTTACCCGGTCCGATGTTGTAAGGACAAAACGATGCGATGCCAGCAATCTGAGGCTGGGTAAACGGTACCGAGCTCACCAAACCGGTTCTTAGTGACAATGATTTCAGCGAACGGAGCCGCCGGGCTTTCAGGGTCATAAACGGCTTCGCGGTACAGCATGTAAATTCCGTCTGCGTCCTGCTCTATGCTCCCGCCGTCGCGCAGGTCTGAGTTAACTGGTCGCTTCTGGCCTTTAGGGCGTTTCTCCACGTCGCGGGATAGTTGGCTGAGGGACATCACAGGCGTCTTCAGGTCTTTAGCCATGCGTTTCATGCCGCCGGAGATGTGGGCGATCGCCAAATCGTTTCGTTCAGCACGCGGCTTCTCGATCAGGCCGAGGTAATCGCACAGGATGAGAGAAAGATTTGGGTATTTCCGTTTGTGTCTCTCCGCAATAGCGCGGATCTGCTCAATAGTCAGTTTCGACGAATCGACTATGAAGAATATTTCGACAGTTTGAAAGAAGGTGAAGAGGCTATGAGCGAAGCGGAATACAACGAGTGCTTAGCATCCCAAAGTAATCCATTCAATCAGTCACTTAATTAATAACGGCAGTAAAGCCCTGAGTACCGCAGCAATTCATTGGGCTTAAAAGTAAAGGCGGTGGATAGCTGGGCATCATCCCAGCACACAACTGAAAGAGCGCTGGCATGCAAAAACAATCTCGCAGCCAGGGTAGTACCAAAAGCCAGGATGGACCGGCAAAAACGCGGTAGTGCTCTTTCAGTTGTGTCGTAGCATAAAAGGCAATGCGCGGGGTTCCCAACCCCGGATCTGGTTCGAATCCAGCGAGGCAGCTCTCTCCGTTAATCATCCAATGCTGTGTGTCTTTGCCCCATCCCCTTGGGGCATTTTTTTCACTTCATCACAAAGAAGCCTGCCAGCGCGGGCGCTTTGTCATGGATTCAATCGGAGGTTCGAATGCAAAGAAATCCACTTTCAAACATGCCGCGCCAGCGCACCTGTTCATCAATGCATGTCGCTTTGCCAGTCGTCGTGTTCAGCAGCTGCTGCACGCAGAAACACAGTTGGCCGGTCTGGCCCACTACTCACGCACGGAGAACATCATGGAAATGAAACCTGCTCAGAAAATCCAGTATCGCCACAAGTTGACCGGCGATGACGTCCGGGACTGGGCGCCGTTGACGTGGCGCGGCTTTTGGCTGCCGGTAATTCTTCTGATGGTGGTGACCGTCGTCCTGCTGGTGGCTGATTCATTATGCAACTGATGCCAGCAGTAACCACCGATCACCAGCTGAATACTGAAAACCTCATTCTCAGCATCTGCCTCGACAACCACGTTTCACCGAGCGACCTCGACCACCTGGCCAGTCGCCTCGCCCAGATGGAAGCCGTGGCAGACCAACGCACCGACACAGGAAAACAGCATGATCACTTTCCGCGTTATTGATACGGAAACTACTTCGTTCGAAGGAGGGATCGTTGAGATTGCCAGCGTCGATATCGTAAACGGCGAAATCTGCAACCCCATGAGTGACTTTGTAAGGCCGCCTGAGCCCATCAGTTTTGAGGCTATGGCGATACATCACATCACCGAAGAAATGGTCGCAGACGCGCCGCCCATTGATGATGTGATTGATAAGTACCTCGGTGCGGATATCTACGTTGCCCACAACGCCGCGTTCGACCGCGAAAAGTTACCTCAGATCACCGCGCCATGGATTTGCACGTTGAAATTATCCCGCAAGCTCTGGCCGGAAGAGAAATCACACAGCAACCAATATCTGAGATATCGGTTTGGATTGGAGCCGCACGTTCCTGATGGGCTTTACGCTCACCGCGCGTTTTACGACTGCTATGTCACGGCAACCACCCTGCTCTACATGAACAGCCTGGCGCACTGGAAAGTGTCAGAAATGCGCGACATCACCAACCGCCCTTCGCTGCTGCACATCATGAAATTCGGAAAGTACAAAAACGAAACCTTCGTCGATATTGGCGCAAAGGACCCGGGTTACTTCCGCTGGTGTTTGGCAAACATGGAGCTGAACGAAGATCAGGAATTCACCATGAAACAGGCAATGGGAGCGATGTTCTGATGGGTACTCCAGTTCTGATACTCGGGGACTCCGGCGCGGGCAAGTCGTACAGCCTGCGCAACTTTGAGCCAGAAGAATGCCTTCTGATCCAATGCATCCCCAAACTACTCCCGTTCCGTTCGAAAGGCTGGCGCATTCACGGCCAGCTGGATGGCAACGGCGAACCACAGCGCGGCAACGTGTTCCGAACCGACGACTGGAACGAAGTGCAGGACAAAATCCAGCGCATGGTTCTCTCTAAATCACGAAAGATACTGATCATCGATGACTTTCAAGTCGTCATGCAGCACGAAAACATGATGCGGGCCTATCAGACCGGTTACACGAAGTTCACTGAAATGGCCGATCACGTCTGGCGGATTATCACCGCCGCCACGCAGCTACCGGACGACGTCCGCGTTTACTTTCTGGCTCACACAGAAGAAAGCGAAGGCAAAATCCGGATGAAAACTGCCGGAAAGATGCTGAACGAAAAGCTAACGCCTGAGGGGTATTTCTCCATCGTTCTGCGCGCCATCAAGAAAGACGGCAAACATGTTTTCCTGATCAAAGGCGACGACAACGACACTGCCAAAGCCCCGCCAGACCTTTTCCCTGACCAGTCCGAAATGGACAACGACCTCAAAGCTGTGGACGTCGCGATCTGCGACTTCATGTCTGATTCCTTAGGAGCAACAATCTGATGCAACCAATGAGCTTTAAATTCGATCCGGAAGCGGCCAAAAAAGCCGGAACCATGGGTATCTCTGAAAACGGCGCCTACGAGGGCGTCATTGCCTCTGCCATTTATACGTTCGGTAAAGACGGCAGCCAGTCGCAGGCACTGGAAATCAGCCTCGATTCCAACGGGGCTAAAGCCAACTATCTGCGCATTAACTATCTGGGCAAGGATGGTGAGCCAACATTTGGCATGGGGCTGATTTCTGCCCTGATGTGGGCTGCCGGTATCAAAGAAGCTGCACCGGTTCAGATTCAGGGGCCGGAAGGCGTCGAGTGGCATAACCAGGCATTGGTGGGAAAATCAGTAGGCCTTGTTCTGCAAAAGACGCTTTACACCAAAGCAGACGGAAAAGATGGATATCGCATGGAAATCCGTCAAGCGTTCAAATGTGGCACTCGCAAAACCTACGCTGAGCACGCTGAAAACGCACCAGCAGAAGCCGTAGACAAAATGGTTGCCACCTTGAAAGATCGTGACGACCGCGATCCAAATGCCGGTACCAACGCGCAGCGCGCCAACGGCGCACACCCCCCATCAAATCCTTATGCCAACCAGGCAACGAACCAGCCTGCTGCGTCGCGCCTGCAGAACCGCAATACCAACCAGCAGCCTGTTCAGGACTTTGACGACGATATTCCGTTCTGAAGATGACCAGCGCCAGCCCGTTCAGGGCTGGTAATCCCCTTTCCTACCCGAGGCAATCACCATGCCCAAAGCAAAAACTCATACCGGCATAGTCGTGCGCGCTGATGGCGAAAAGCGCGTCAAATTGCACATGACGGCTACGACGTGGGTCGCCAGCGCAAAAGAATATTACTACCGGGATTCCGGTCAGCGCGGCGGCGGCCACGGTCGCGCCAGATTGCTGCTGGACACCATTAAGCCAATCGAAGCGGAGGTCGCAAAATGATCCCCTACCAGTTGAATCAGATCGGTCTGTTTTCTGCTATTGCCAAAGAGATTTCGCGTCAGTGTCCAGGTATCCCGGCTGACGCCCGTAGCAACATCGTGATTAAAGCTGCAGATATGATCGTTGCCGAATATGGGCGTGAACCAGTTGTGGCAAAACCATCTATGGGCTTGGCTGCCTGGCTCGCCAGTGATGAAGTCGGTATGAGCAGCGAATACATGGCATGGGTGTTGTCGAAAGGCGATCCGGCGGTGTGGGGGCCGAGACGCCCAAAACTCAGCTATCCACGCGACGCTGATGATTTTGGTCGGTGCGTTGGACTCGTTGTTGCCATGCCCAGCTATGAATTTCTCGTTGATGAAATGCGCCTTAACCACGGCGTTTATTGGGCCGCAGTTGCGGCGAACTGGTATCCGTGGGTGAAGCTGTACGGCTTAGGTCGGTATAAAGAACTGAATCAGGCCATGCGATTAGCCTATTCAAAGGCAGACGAATAATGGCTCGCAGGAGGGTGTACTGGGACGACCGGCAGGTTACGTACCGCAGCCCCTCTTATGATTTTCTAACTGATTCAGCGGCTGTTCTTTGTCCGTAAATCAACCTATCGCGTGATATAATTTGTAAAACCCTACGGTATAGAGAGGAACAATGACTACTCTATCAGGAATCTTGCAGACACCAGACGGTACAGCGATTGCTGGCGCCAAAATCACATTTGAAGCTGTTCGAAACTCTGAGCAGGTTACATTTCATGCAACTTCATCATTAACCACCGGAAGCGATGGTTCTTACTCACTCACGCTGCCAGTTGGTTCGTTTAAAGTATTTATCAACTACGACGCAAACAGAATAATTAATGTTGGCGTGATTACTATCCTTGATGGTTCGGTCGACGGCACACTTAATGATTATCTACTGACCAATAATGCCCCTGTAGATGATGTGCTTTCCCTCCTTGGCGCTCCAGGCGGAGTGTCGCTTGTAAATGGCGCTATGGATAAGGCGCAAAATCTTAATGATGTTGCAAGTATATCGTCAGCAAGAACCAACCTTGATGTTGATAGCAAGGACGAAAGTCAGGCTCGTTCTGATGCTGTATTGTCATCCCTATTAGCAGATAATGGTGTGGACTTGGTGGGCGGAGCGATGGCTAAGAGCCAAAACTTGGCTGATATCGCCAGCTCATCATCTGCGCGTGCAAACCTAGACGTCTACTCAAAGGCGGAGTCCGAAGCTCTAACCACTGCACTATCAAACGCATTATCATCAGGATCACAATCAGTAGACGTCAATCTCGGACTTACTGGTAGCGTTCTGAGGAGCCTGATTCAAAAGGGAAAAGAAACCCTGTCCGTAATGGACTTCGGGGCAACTGGCGACGGAGTAACCGATGACTGCCTAGCATTCCAACGGGCGGTATATGCTGCTTACCTAATGGGTGGCGCGCGCGTATACGTGCCAACTCCTGCGGTAGAGTACCGATGGACATATCCAGTATTTCTTTTTAGTAACACCGAACTGTTCGGTACTGGACCTTCATGCAGAATCGTCATGGAGAATCCAACGCTTTCAATGCGCGGTCGCGGCTGTATCGTCATTGGCTCAAGCTATGAAGTAAATCGCGATAAGGCAATAGCAAACTATAACGCTGGCACATTCCCAAATGCGTCAGTTACCGATACAACATTTGTTAACCCTGTTATTGGTGCATTCCTTCGCGATAATCAAAGCTTCGTTCAGTCTCATAACTGTTCGGTGCATGACCTTTATATCGTTGCCAAATATACTGGCACAACACTTGATGGTGGCTACGGCATTAACATGGTCAACAGTCAATATTGCTCTGTGTATAACATCTGGGGTGAGGGGTGGACTCAGCTCATTGGTATGGGGTCAGACGTAAGCCCTGAAACACCATCAAACTATGAGTGCCATGCTTATGACTTAGTTGTAGTTAACCCAAACCAGAGCAAGACATATTACTCCATCGGATTCATCGCCAACTCTAGTGACTGCTCAATAAGGAGAGCTAAACAATCTAAGCCAATTACTGCTGGCACGCAAAACGGCTCAGGAGTGGCAACCAACGCGACCGAGTATTGTGAGATTACCGATATTTTCATACCTAACCTTGGCCGCACCGTTTCATCTGAGGGTGTATTAATTAATAACTCCCGTGGAACGTCAGTCAGGAACATTTACATCGGTAACGCTGTAACAGCTGTTGCTACATACTTCACACTCACAGCGTTCAATGATACAACCAAGCCCAATATGATTGATGGTGTTACGGCTGTTGGCTGCGACCAGGCCATAGGCATTCGTGCTAAATATGCAACTTTCGATAATGTCAGCTCAAGCAACTGCATTCAAGAAGTCTACTTTGGCAACCTGAACGCCTCTGGCAACGTACTTAAATTCAAGCCAGTATCATTCAAATTTTACACTGACCAGTTCCCACTCGTTTACTTCCAGAACAACACTGTAAAAGGTTATATTCCGCGCCTGAAGTACGTGCGTCCTGCTGACCTGATGCTCAGTGATAAATCAAGCGCACAGACAGTCAGCACAAACAAGAGCGTATCAACTAAGCCCTCTACTGACCTGCTGTTCCTGTACAACATCCCTGACTATATGAATGCAATTGTTGATATCCGATTCTTCATGACATTCGCAGCAAATTCGCTGACTGGTAATCCATCTGGAGCATCTAAGCTTCAGATGGACCTACGCAGAATGGTGGCATTTAATGGCAATACAGGAACTGCGCCATACATTGAGTTAACAAACTCCAGAACATCCGTTTCTGATACCCTACTTGATACCAATCTTGTTATTCAGGCGACGGCAACAACGCCAGGATATATACCGCTGCGAGGCTCAGCTAATGGATTAGATGCAAGCCTTGACCTGCTTATCAGCATGACCAATAACGTTCTGAACAACGTGCTGAAAGAAGGCCAAATCACATATCTTGGCGAGTAGGTCACCGCGTGTTTTATTCAGCAAATTCACAGGAGCTTTAAATATATCAAGACTTGCTTGCGCAAAAGTGTCATAAGAAAGATATAATCTACCGATTGACGTTGATGATTAATAGTAAGATGGATTTTCAGCCTAAGGAGACAAAATGATGAAAGCACTCAAGGTATTCGTGTTGTTTGTCATTTGTTATTTATTTCAATGTGCTTTGTTTGGCATTCCATTCTCACCGAACATAGCTTATAGGGCCTTATTCACATCTGCAGTTATTGCTTCTATTTACCCTGTTGTTACGAGCAATTGGTGGAAAAGGAGAGTTCTGAAATCAAAAGAATACTGAACATCACTGAAAACACATAAGGCTGCCAATTGGCGGCCTTTTTTACGTCTGAAAAAGGTTCCAAGATGGAAAAGTTAAACATTACAGACCTCCGCCAACGCCTGGTCGTTCATGATAATTGCGGTAATGAGCGACCCGGAGTCGCAGAGCGGTTAAACATCTGGTGCGAATTGAATAAGCATCACGGCATGACCTGCAAGCTGTCGCTGGGCTACGAAAGCGGCCCAAGCATTCAGCGCAGCCTGAACGACACAACGGTGTTGTTTTTGGAAATCGGAAAAGCCCTGGGCGTCGATGTTATCGCGCTCGTCGAGCAACTGGTGGCCAGCCAGTCGAAGGAGACTGAAAGTTGAAATTGAGAACTTCGCTATCTTGGTCAGTGCTGATGGAGTGACCGGTCAGCTTGTGATGACAGCCACTGAGCAGCGGAGCTCTGGTCGACGCCGACGGTACTGCCAAAATAATCCCAATCGATTCCGTCGAATTGCCTGCTAGCTCGAAAATATTCCCTAAATAATAAGTATAATTCATTGGCCCAGTTGCGAGTGTATGGGCGGTTTCTTTCCCAGTTATTCATAAATGAAGGGGGTCGAGATGGGAGTTTTTGAATTGGCAGAAGAGCAGAGAGATTATGCTTTGGGTGTTCTACTTCAAACAGGAGCACTTACTAACTGCATGTTTCATGAGGACTGTATTTATGAAGGAAACGGTGAGCTTGAACCTGCATATAAAATCGCAAGCGCTGCATTTAAGCGTGGTGAATTAGATTCTTTTGACGACCAGCTAGACGCAACAGACACTATAAAAATGGTGTTTGAGGAATATGCAGGGATTGATTTTTGCCCTTCATGCGATAAACATCATGATGACTGACAACAATATAGGGACTCCGCAATGAACGATATTTTGTTTTTTGGTGCAGGGTATAACGGAGATAAACGCGATATTGAAGGTGTTCCCAATTCAGTAAAACACTCTGCTAAACCAGTGACGTTTACCATTCAACCAGGTGAGCAAACTACGATTAGTTCGCACTATACGGGCTTCCATGATTTTCAGGTTTTAAAGCATACCTATCGTGATAAAACATATCTCATTGCAGTTTTTGGGGATGCCCCATCAAGCGACACTATCAATTACTTCATCGAATCAGCAAGAGTAAACCCCATCGATTAACCGCAATCATTTATCAATATTTATAAGCCTCGCAAATGCGGGGCTTTTTTACGCCTGGAGAAAGCCATGCGTCACATCATTCGCGGCAATCCAACACCGCAAGAAAAGCAGGCAGCAGAAACCGCGCTGAGCTGCCACCAGCAAAAATACGGCGATTATGCCCGGCGGAAGAACAGCGAAACGTGCCAGGTGCGTGTCGCTGGCCGGAACTACGCCATTGAAGTGATGAACCGGAAAGCGTCATACGTGGCAACGGTCATGAATCACCATCGTCCACTTTCGAAAATATGCGGGGTACCGGCCTGATGTATCAGCTCATCTATGCAGATCCGCCGTGGCAATACAGCAACAAAATCAGCAATGGCGCTGCCGACGACCATTACAGCACCATGACGCTCGAAGAAATTAAGCGCCTGCCGGTCTGGTCAATCGCCGCCGACAACGCGGTCCTTGCAATGTGGTACACCGGCAACTTCGCCGCCGAGGCTGTCGAGCTGGCGCAGGCGTGGGGCTTCAAGATCAAAACCATGAAAGGCTTCACGTGGGTCAAACTTTACGAACAGGCACGCGGGCGCATAGAGCGGGCGCTGGGAGAACAAACCATGCTCGACTTTGAAGATTTTCTGGATGCGTTGAGTGCTGAAACTGTGATGAACGGGGGCAACTACACCAGAGGGAACAGTGAGGACGTTCTGATCGCCATCCGCGGCGCCGGGCTTGAGCGTGTCAGCGCCAGCGTCAAGCAGGTCGTTCACAGCTGCCGCGGTGAGCACAGCGAGAAGCCTGCCGAGGTGCGGTTTCGTCTTGAAGAGCTTTACGGTCAGGTTTCCCGCATCGAGCTTTTCAGTCGCGGTGAAGCTCCTGGCTGGCACCATTGGGGCAATGAAAACCCCTTCAACAATATCGAGCTGGTACCGGCCACTTTCCAGCGCCAGTACACGTCCCGAACCAAGGTACTGGCTGGTTATTACCAAGTTGTTTTGGCAAACTAACCATCAGTTTGCATACGGATATATTTTACCCCCCCCGTAAAGTTTGTATTATTTATTAGATATCTTGATAAAAGTGCAATGTTCAAATAGCATTACTTTTATTTCACTAGCCAAGCTAGCTGCTTCATCTAAAATTATAGTTGAGTCAGTTATTTCTTCACCATTGTTATTCCTTAATGGTTTTTCATTAAACTTTTTCCGATAGTCTAGGAATAACCCAAACTTAGTATTAAGATTGGGGTCATTAAACAATAAAATAGATGTTTTGTATTTAGCCAGCTGCATTCTATGGTTACCAGCTAAACCATCTTTTAAGATGCTAATTCCGTTAGAATTTGCATAAATCCTCTGCAGATAGTCAATTTCTTCGTCTAAATACTTGATCAAATCACTCAGGACAAATTCGGTAAATAAATTAACTTTGTTACGAATCGCTTCCAATTTAAGACTGTTTTTATTTTGCCAGCGCTGCGTAAAATAGGCTGTAACCAAGCCAATTACGGCACCAATTATAATACCTAGCAACCCAATTACTGGAGAGCTCAACCAAGACTGACTCATCCTTTCACAATAGACCGTGAGCACATAACTTCCTTTTCAAGATACGATTAAAGACCTAATTGTATCGTTATATCCATTCCCAACCAACATTCATTACCAATAACAACAAAATAATCCTCCGAAAGGAATTATCATGAGAATGATATAGAGCGAAACGCCCTGCGCTCCGCTGCGCGGAGATGCAACGAAGAACTTCACCAGGCCGTCGCGGCCAACCCCAAAACACCATTCGATAAACTTTCCGGCCCGATCATTAAGCGCCACTATCAGCCCATTAAACCGATCTACCGACTGGTCGATTTCCTGTGGACGATTGGCGTGCTCAACGGCCAATTTGAAGAGAGGTAACAATGTCACAAGTCACTCAGTTAACGCCCGCTAAGTGGGTAACGGAAGATGTCCTCATCACAATTACCGGACTACGCCCTGGTACAATAAAACGCGCCAGAGAGAAATCATGGTTACAAGGTCGCGAATATCTGCACTTTGCTCCTGAAGGGGATCCAAAGCCAAACAGCGAGTGCATGTACAATCATCTGGCTATAGAGCAGTGGATCGAGCGTCAGGCGGCAAGTCAGCCTGATGCTTTAGTCCGCAAGAAAGCATAACCTGATCGTCCACTGAAAGCGGAGGTGATATGTGGTAGAGATAAAATATCCAACTGGAGTAGAAAGCCATGGAGGGTTTCTGCGGGTTTGGTTCATGTATAAAAAGACGAGAGCAAGGGAAGCTTTGGGCGTGCCGGACACAGCTAAAAACAGGAAGGTTGCTGGAGAACTAAGGGCTTCAGTTGTATACGCAATTAAGACGGGGAATTTTGACTACCAGAAGCAATTCCCCTCATCTCCGAATTTACGGAAGTTTGGGATTGCCTCAAGACAGTTCACTATTGGGGAGCTTTATGCGAAGTGGATTGAGTTGAAGGAGGTAGATTTATCGACTAATAGCCTGGGCCGGTACAAATCGAGAATGCGAGGAACACTGCTCGCATTAGGTGAGAAGATGATCGCCTCATCAATCAGAACGGAAGACCTTATCAGGTTGAGAAATTCACTTTTGACCGGTGTCCAGCAACTTGGACGTGGTAAAAAGATGGAGAAAATTGGCAGGTCTGTCAGAACGGTAAACGGACACATGAGTGATCTGGGTTCAGTATTGAAGTTCGGTCATGATAATGGATATTTGCCATCTAACCCAATTGTTAACCTGAGGCCTTTGCGCAAGTCAAAAGCTGAGCCTGACCCAATAACCAGAGATGAATTTTTGCGGATCATTTCAGTATGCAGTCACCGTCAGGTTGCTAACTTATGGTCACTGGCTGTTTATACTGGCATGCGCCATGGTGAGTTATGCGCCCTTGCGTGGGAAGACATTGACCTGATAGCTGGAACTATCAAGGTTAAACGCAACCTGACAACGGTTCATGAATTTACGCCACCAAAGACCAATGCCGGGACAAGAGAAATCCACCTCATACAGCCAGCCATAGATGTTTTACGTGATCAGGCCGAGATGACCAGGATGATGGGCAAAAACAAAATAGAAGTTATTCTGCGTGAGTATGGGAAAAAGGACATCGAAGATTGCACCTTCGTTTTTAACCCACAAGTCAGCGCCATTAACAGCCGCAGCGGAACCTACTATTCCGTCTCTTCGATTGGTCAGTCATGGAATACCGCTTTGCGCCGGGCAGGTGTCAGGCATCGCAAAGCATACCAATCGAGGCACACATATGCGTGCTGGTCACTTTCAGCAGGGGCTAATCCAAACTTCATAGCCAGCCAAATGGGACACACTTCAGCCCAGATGGTTTACTCAGTGTATGGAACCTGGATGAACGACAATAACGGAGAGCAGATTGCAATGCTCAACCAAAAATTAGGAGACTTTGCCCCATCCATGCCCCATAAGAAAACAGGCTAGTATAATTATTCAATTTAATCAATCACCTAACCAACTCACACCGACATGTTCATCACATCCTGATACGCTGCTACCAGTTTATTTCTTACCTGGACCCCAAGCTGCAATGAAATCGAGGATTTTTGCAGATCGACCATCACGTCGTTCAGACTGACACCGGGAAC